GCCATATATTTTATCAAAAAAAACAAATAAAACTTTTTCAAATATAGCTAGAAGTGCTGATTCTCCTGCAGGTCAAGTTATTAAAGCATTTGCATATTTTAAAAAATTTGGGCATCCAAAAACTATAGTTGCTTTATTTCCAAGTTTTGAAAGATTTTTGCATATAAGCAATGACAAAATTATTGAAAACACAATAACAAAAGAACATAAAAAACAATTAAAATTATTAGCAGATAAAAATTTAAAAAATGGTATTGTTGACACTATAAGCGGTTATAGCTTAGACCATAATCTAGATACAGATACAACTTTATATAACTATGAATATCTTAAAAATACGCATGCAAGCTTGTCACATTTTCAACCTTCTTTATTAAAAAAACCTATAAGATTTGAAGATTGTATGCCTGAAGATACAATTTTTTTCTATAATATGCAGCTTGTTTTAATGCTAAAACAGTATTGTGACTCAAATGGAATAAAATTTATATGGTCTTCTTGGGATCAAGGCACTACAGATGCAATAAAATCAGTTAAAAATATTAAAGATGCTTATGTTGACACAACAACACATGATAATTTGATAGATGTAAAAATGTTTAATTGGGATTTTGTTTGGGATGATTCTACTGGGTTTTTTACAGATAGATACCATGAAACTTCTTCTTGGCTAGATGGAGATTATTTAGTATACAACGATGACATTATAGATTGCCACTCTGAATATAAAAACATAAAAGAGTTTGACTTAGGGCTAGATAGGCATTATGGATTGAATCAAGCACACTGGGGTATACATAGGCATATTCATGTTGGAGAAATTTTTGCAGAAGAATTGATGAGAATAGAAAATGTTTAAAAAAATAAAAACCTTATACTATTCAATTAGAATATATTTGCATAGAAAAAAAAATATTAAAAAAGATTTAAATAAAAGAAATTTTATATATTAATAGTATTTTATAAAAGGAGAAATATGAAAATATTAGGCATAAATGAAACTTCACACGATGCTGCAGTATCATTAATTGAAAATGGAAAAATTCTTTTTGCTGGACATGCAGAAAGATATAGTAAAGAAAAAAATGACTGGTATATCAATGATAGTTTAATAAAAGATTGTTTACAATATGGTACACCAGATTACATAGCCTACTATGAAAAGCCCCTTCTAAAGGCCACCAGGCTGTTTTTAAGGGGTGGTAGTGGGGATTGGAAGCCTAGGTTTGAAATAGAAAACATACCTAGAAAATCTTTTAGTCACCACTATTCTCACGCTGCTGCTGGGTACTATACAAGTATCTTTAATGATGCTGTTATTGTTGTTCTTGATGCTATTGGTGAATACAATACCTCAACAATTTGGGTTGGTGAAGGTGATAAGATTAAGTTAAGGTTTAAGCAAAATTATCCAGTTAGCTTTGGTTTATTTTATTCTGCTTTTACTAAGCTGATTGGCCTTATGCCAAACCAAGAAGAATATATTATGATGGGCATGGCTGCATACGGAGACTGGAGAAGGTATTATAAGGAAGTAGATGAGTATTTCCCAGAGTATGATCAGCAAAAGTATAACTTTCATAAAGGAATTAATGACTGGGGGATGGTAATTACTGAGCAAGATAGGTTTGACATTGCTGCAGCAGTTCAAGTAGTTTATGAGCAGAGACTAAATCAGTTTATGCGTATGGCAAAAACAATCACTGGTAAAAACAACTTAGTATTTATGGGTGGTTGTGCCCTTAACTCTTCAGCAAATACTCTACTCTGGAATATTTTTGATATGATCTGGATTATGCCAAATCCAGGTGATGCTGGATCATCTTTAGGTGCAGCTGCAGCCTTGTATGGTAAACATCTTGATTGGGAAGGACCATATCTAGGACATAATTTAAATAATAAATATCCAGTTATAAAGATATTAAATAAAATTTTAGAAGATGAAATTGCAGCAGTGGCTGTAGGTAAAGCAGAATATGGACCAAGAGCACTTGGAAATAGATCTATTCTTGCTGACCCAAGAGATCCAAACATTAAAGACAAAGTTAATTTAATAAAACAAAGAGAGTTGTTTAGACCATTTGCTCCTGTAGTTATAGAAGAACATGCCTCCAAATGGTTTGATATGGATTTTGCTAGCCCTTATATGCAGTATACAGTTAAATGTTTACAGCCAGAAAAGATTCCTTCTGTTGTTCATGCGGATGGTACATCAAGGGTACAAACAGTAAATAGCAAACAACATCCAGGATTATATGAATTATTAAATCAATTTTATAAAAGAACAGGTGTGCCAGTATTGCTTAATACTAGCTTAAACATTAAAGGTCAGCCTCTTTTAAATGATAAACAAGATATTGATAATTGGGAAAAACAATATATGCATAAAATAATATCTTAAAAACAGAAAAGCCAGCCTATTTCTAGACTGGCCTCCCATTGAAGCATTTATTACTTCTTTTCTGCTGCTTTCTTGTTAGCAGCTGCACGAACCGCTGAGGTCTTTCTTACGGGTGCCTTAGCAGCCTTCAGAGCCTCTTCTACGGACTTAGCATCTGGCACTACACCAAAAGCCTTGTCGTTAGGGTTAATTGCTCTAATTGCAACTGGGGCAAGTGCTGCAACAAGTGCAGTCCATAGATCCTTTGGATCTGTAACGCCAGCCATGTATAGGGCAAGGCCTGATGCAAGAACTGATCTTCCGTATGATGCAAGCAGTGCTTTAATTTGTTCTGTATTCATAATTTTCCTCCTAGGATATTATTTTTGTTAGTACTGTAAAGCCAATCCATAGACCAATAATTCCTGCGACTCCCGCAAAAACTGGTGGTGCTGGTACTGGCAATTTGAATGCAGCAAATACTACGCCACATCCAAAACCTGTTAGTGTTGATAAAAGAATGTCTTTCATTGCTTCTCCTCAATTGGTAATAGCTTTTTTAATTCTTTGTACGCCCGTGAAATATTCTTCATAGAATCATAATCTGGCCTTGACATAGATAACGCTTCGCCATACTCATCAAAGTGTGATATTTCAGGTTCAACATCATTTACAAAATTAGTTAAACCTTCTTGAATATCCTCAATATATGTATATGCCCAATCACGGGAATCAGATAAAAACTTAATAAAACTTTCCTTGTGTACGTCATTATCTAAGTCATTATTATTTTTTAATGAAGATAAATTTTCAATTTTTGAATATGCAATAGACAAAGTTTTTATAGCATTTCTTAATTTTAATAGTTTAATTAATAAAAAAATACATATGACAGATGGAATAGATGCAATCAAATATAATATAGCATATGTAGACATTACTTTATTGCCTCTCTGGTAATTAACACTATGGCCCCTTCTATTTCTAATGCATGTTTTAATTTAACAACATATTGCAATGCTTGCATTTTTTCATCATGTCCCATTGAAACAAAGTCATATTCATTTAGTTTAATAGACAAGAAATGTTCATTATCAATAATGCTAACACCAAAATTTTTAGGTGCCTCAATAGAATGAACTGCTCTACGCATTACATCTGTATACATTATTTATCCTTATTATCTACAAAGTGAAATATTTCTTCAAGTGATTCCCAACCAAGATCTTCTGTTATTTCAAGTGCTGCTAAAAATATATCCCAAGTTTCATAAACATACTGTTTAGCTAACTGAGTTGGTTCAACAAGTTCATTGTCAATTAAAAATGCAATTGGTAATCCAATGTCATTGTACTCAATGAAGTCCTTGAAATATTTGTCAGATTTATAATCCATCCATAACTCACCAAGAACTGAACACATTGATTCAAAATTAGTTAATTGTTCTCCATTGTTAGAGATCTCCACATTTCACCCCACTTTTCCTTTGTTCTATGCTTGCTAAACTCTCTAGATATTTCTCCACTCTCCAAGTATATACCACCCCAGATGCCCCATTCTTTTCCTGAAACACCAGTAGCAAAACAAACCTTTTGAACTGGACAAGCTTGACAAAGATTGTCTATT